GTAGGTCTTGGTGTGGTTGTTACAGGAATTACAGGTGTGGCTTTTGTGACAAATGTGGCAATCCCTTTAATAAAATCTTTTGGTACAGCATTTAATGCAGCGCTTGGTCCTATAGGCTGGGTGGCGCTTGGAATAACTTCAATTATATCAGTTGTGGAAACTTTTAATATTTTATTTGATGAATCAGAAGATGAAATGGAAGATTTTACGGAAACAGCAAAAGAACAGCGTAGAGAACTACAAAATTTAAATGAGGAGTACGAAGCTGCTTGTGCGCTTTATGGAGAACAGTCGGAACAGGCGGGTAAATTGGCATTACAAATTTCACAGCTTGAAGAAGAGTATGATAAGACAACAAAGACGGTAGATGAATTTATGTCAGAAATTGAGGAAACCAAGGAAGCTCTTGAAAGCATACATCAAACTTATAACGAATCCATCACTGCTGCCGATGATTTGTATGATAATTCTATTTTTCTGACAAGTCAGCTTCTTGCACTGTCGAACCAATCGGATAAAACGGGAATTACTCTTAATACTATGAACGGAATAGTGAATAAACTTAATTCCTCTTATGAGGATTTGGGACTTACTATTGATATGGCGACAGGAAAACTTAATTACTCTATTCCTGACCTTTATGAACATATTTCAAAGGTTAAGGAAAAGCAAAAGCAAGAAACCGCTATGGAAGCACTTATATCGACTATGGAAAAATACGACAATGTAAGAAATACTAATTTGCAGGCACATAAAGATTACAACGAGGCGGAAAAAGATTATCAGCGGCTTAAAGATAATTATGATAATACCTATAAAAATATAATGGGATATAGAGGTCCGGCGGCGCAACAAAGTCGGAACGAGATATCAGCAGCTAAGGATAAGATGGAAGAGCTCTCAAAGGCAATGGAAGAAGCGCAGGTATGTTACGATTATACTATATATAATATTCGTACATATTGCAGTCAGCTTGGTTATACTAATGAAGAAACTGAAGAGTTTATTAAACAGCTGGAAAATTCAGCGAATGCGGCGGAAGAATTTTCAGAGAAGACAAAAACTATTGAGGAAACAGCAGAAGTCGCAAAAGCTCTTTCCAATGCGTATAGTGATGTAAAGGATAGGATAACTGAATTATGCGAAAATTATGATGAAGCGTATAATGCGGCGTACAATAGTTTCCAAGGTCAGTTTGGTTTGTTTGACGAAGCGTCATTAAAGTCAAAGGAATATCTTAACTCAACAGTTGAGAATGCGCAAAAAGCGGTAGACTCTCAATTAAAATATTGGGAGAGCTATACTTCAAATATAGAGACTTTAAAAGCAAAATCTTACGATGACTTACACATTACGCAAGAACAATATGATATTCTTATGAAACACGTACAGGACGGCAGTGAACAGGCGGCAGGATTAGCGAAAAGTATAGTCAATAATATAAATAACGGCAATACGGAAGCTGTTGCGAAGCTTGCTAAAACAATAGAAGCTGTTGATAATAAACAAAAAGAAGCATCGAGCCTTGTAGCCGACTGGAAAACTAATTTTATGAAGGAAATGGAAGATATTAAAAACAAGATGGAGGGAACTATAAAAGATATGAATTATAGTGATGAAGCTGAAAAATCGGCAAAATTTACTATGAAAGCTTACATTGCTCAAATTACAGCGGCAAAAGGTGAGGCTGTTAAGGCGGCTCAAGGTGTAGCTTCGGCTGTAACAAGTGCGTTAAACCCTAAAAATAATTTTATTCCACCGGTGATATCAGCGGCAGCGACATTACTGTATCCACAGCATAACGCCAAAGGAACAACTGATTCCGATGATGTATTCATAGCGGGAGAGGAAGGGCCCGAATTAGTTGTTGGAGCGGGAGGAAGTACAGTATTTCCGGCAGACCACACGGAAAGGATAATAAACGCTATAAACAGAAAACCTTTACAAACGGAAATACCTGAATATTTTAAGTCCGATACCGAACAGAAAAATTACAGCTATAATGAAACAAGGTCGGAGAAAAAAATAACTCTTGAAATTAACGGAAACGGCTCTCTAAATATGGGAAACTCATTTGATAAAGAAGATACGGTAAATTTTTTATATGATAATATTAAGCCTATTTTAATAAATATGATTAATAGTGAAATTTATGAGGAGGGAGACGCTTCTTATGTCTACTGATTATCAGATATGGCTTACTTTTGACGGAGAAAGACAGCAGTTACTTTTGCCTGTTTTGCCGGAGACAATAAATAAAAAATGCGGGTCGTATAATGAGAGCGTAAAAATAAGCGGGTTAGGCGAGATAACAATAACGCAGAACAGACCCGCTTATGTTTTTTCATTTTCAAGTTTTTTTCCAAGAAGACCTTTCAGGGATATTTCAGTTGAAAATCTTACATATCCTCCCGATATACTTTGTCAGCAGATTTTAGCCTGGAAAAACAGTAATAAACCTGTTCATTTTATGGTGGTGGGAGCAAATATAAATATGTTTTGTACTATAGAGGAATTTAACACAAACGAGAACGGAGGAGACGTTGGAACAATACATTACAGTATAAAACTAAAGGAATATCGTGAGATAGCTGTAAGACAGATTAAAGTCAAAGACGATAATGCTGTTGTGTCTAATAATAATACAAGAGTTGATAACACTGTGGTTCCGAAAACTTATACGGTCGTGAAAGGCGACTGTCTTTGGAATATCGCTAAAAAATATCTTGGGAGCGGTTCAAAATGGGTAGAAATTTACAATCTGAATAAAGATAAAATTAAAAACGCTAATTTAATTTATCCGGGACAGGTTTTGAAAATGCCCGATTAAGTAAAAAATTTATTACATGAAGAGGTGCCGTATGAAAATTAATTTTATTGTTATAAAAAACGGTGATGTTTTTGATATAAGCGAGCTTGTCATTTCTATCGTATGGCAGGGAAGAAGAGGTTCGTCGGCAAGAAGTATTACCGTAAATCTTTTAGATGATTACGGATACGGTCATACAAGGTCGTATATCAAAGTCGAGGAAGGTCACCAATGTATTTTCAGTTTAGACGGAGCAGAGCTTTTCAGAGGTATGATTATGAAACAAACATATACCAACAAAAAAACAATGAGTATAACCGCCTATGACAACGCTATTTATTTATCAAATAATAAAGATACGTTCACTTATAAAAATATAACCGCCTCCGGGGTTTTTAAGGATTGCTGTAAAAGATTCGGAATGCCTTACAGAGAGGTTGCCGATACGGAGTATAAAATTGCGGAGCTGACAAAATCGGGTACTACGGCGTGGGATATAATTTCAGACGCTTTAAGTCAGACTTATTCGGCAAACGGAATAAGATATTATGTTATGTCTGATAAAGGAAATCTGAAACTGATACGCAGAAGAGAAAATATTGTTCAGTGGGTTATTGAAAACGGACAGAATTTAATAAATTATTCTTACAGCAACAGTATTGAAAATATTAAAACAAGAATAAAAATACTAAGCAAAGAGGGGGAAGTCGTATCACAGAAAATTAATTCGGATATTGAAAAGAAAATAGGTATTTTTCAAGACATAGGAAAGCCTGATGAAGACGCTGAAAAAGCTAAAAGTGTTGAACTTGCGGCTAATTTATTAAAAGAAAAAGGAAAGCCAAATCAAAATTTTACAGTTGAGGCTATGGGAATAACGGAGGTTTATGCGGGGGTTGGTGTGTTTATTATTATAAAGGAAACAGGAATGTCGAGGACGTTTTATGTTGAGGAAGATGTACATACATTCAGTGACAATAAACACAGTATGAAATTGAAACTTAATTTCGCTACAGATATTGAGGAAGTGGAGTGATTTTATGAATGATACACAGGAGCCTACAAGCTTAAAGGGAATAATTCAAAGTTTACAAATTAAAGATATGGATATTGTTAAAGGCGTTGTTATTTCCGAAAGCCCTCTTAAAATACAGGTTATGGGTGATGATAAACTGATTTTAACGGAAAATATTATATGTTTGCCAAAGCACTTGACAAATTATAAAACAACCGTTGATATTACGGCGAGCGGGGGAAATATAGGCAGTGAGACTCAGACAGCTTTATCGGGAAGTCATATACATTCGGGAGGACATCACAGCGGACATCAGGGAGGAAACGGAGAGCATACACATTCCGGCGGGGAACACAGCCACGGAATAGACATATTTAATATTATAGGGGCGGAAATGACGGTATATAACGCTCTTAAAGTATCTGATATAGTATTTGTACTGTCATTTAACAGAGGGGCAAAATACTATGTCCTTGACAGAGAATAATGTCTGTATATATACCTATAAAAATAAATACCGTTTCGGAACAAGAGGAAATGCCGTCTTTAACCTATACTCTTGATTTTGAGAACGGAAGAATAGCGGGTAGAACCAACGGATTAAAAGCGGTTAATCAGGCTATAAAAAAAGCGCTGATAACGGCAAGATTTAAGTGTCTTATTTATGACAATCAATATGGAAGCGAGATAAAAGAGCTTGTTTTATCAAAAAATATCACAAAGGAATTATTAGAGGCGGAAATCCCAAGATTGGTTGAGGATTGTTTAATTGTTGACACAAGAATTTTGAAAGTATATGATTTTGAGTTTTCTGTTGCCGAAGATAAAGCTTATATAAAGTTTAAAGCCGATACCATATTCGGAGAGACGACTTTTGAGGGGGTAATATAAATGTTTGAGGCGTATACTTATGAGAAACTTCTTGAAGAGGTTCTGAATAACGCTCCTGATGAGATAGACAAAAGACAGGGAAGTATATTTTTTGATTCGGTTTCGGGGATACTTTTGAAAATAGCGAAACTTTATACGGATTTGGATTTAATGTTTAATCTTGTCTTTATTGATACGGCAACAGGAGAATTTCTTGATAATAAAGCCTCTGAATACGGAATTACGAGATTGTCGGCTACAGGGTGTTGTTATTATTTTATTTTTGATGGTGATACTCCAAAGGTCGGAGAAAGATTTTTTACGGACGGGTTATATTTTGTCCTGAAAAAAACAAATGAAGATATTTATTATCTGGAAGCGGAAGAGGCGGGAACAGGAGGAAACTATGTATATAAAGGGACAAATGCAACGCCTGTTAATAATATACAAGGTCTTATTTCAGCGTCTTTCGGCGATATTATGGAGCTGGGAACAGACGAGGAAACAGACACAAGTTTAAGAATAAGAATAAGAGAAAAAATCAGCGGACCGGCTGAAAACGGAAATAAACAGCATTACAAAACGTGGTGCGAGAGCGTAGACGGGGTTGGAAAAGCGAAAATAATTCCTCTTTGGAACGGACCTAACACAGTTAAAGGAATAATTATAAATTCTCTTGGTTTGCCTGCTGATGATTCCGTTATTCAAAGGGTTCAGGAATACGTTGACCCTGATACTGACGGAGACGGTGAGGGTGACGGACTCGGAGAGGGAGCCTCTAATTTAGGCGCCCATTTTACCGCTGTTTCACCTGAAAGCCGTATGATAAACCTTTCTTTTAATGTACTGCCGGTTTCAGGCGCAAGTTTAGTAGATGTAAAAAATCAGGTGACGGAAACGGTTACGGAATATTTTAAAAGATTTGCGCTTGAATACGATGATACCGTAATTATAAGAATATCATCTATAGGCGCTATGATAAGCAATTCAGAGGCTGTTTTGGATTATAATAATTTGACTCTTAATAATCAAACAGGAAATATTGAGATTGACAGTGAACAAGTAGCGGTATTAGGAGAGGTGAATATCAATGTATTATGAAAATGGATTTGACAGCTGTTATGAGGAACTTATAACATTTTATCCTATTTTCTATAAGGAAATTTTTGAAATGAACGAGATTTTGAAAGCCTACGGAAATTTAGCGGATACTATACAGAAAAACATTGATATTATGTTGTCTGACAACTATATTCAGACAGCAGACGAACCTACGATAACAAGACTTGAAAAATTTCTTTATATTAATACAGATAAAACAAAATCTCTTAATGAAAGAAAAAGATTTGTTTTATCTTTTTTTATTGGATTTGGACGTATATCAGCGACAAAAATAAAAGCTATTATTAAGAATTATACAAACGCTGATGTTGATGTGGAATTTAAGAAGTTTGATGATAAAGGAAATAATTGCTTATATGTTACTTGTGACAGAGGAACGGAAAATAATTTGAAAATGTATGATATACCGGAGATTTTAACAAGAAAAATACCTGCTCATATATTTTTAAATCTATTAATTAAATATATTTTTGAATGTTCGGAAAACAATAAGAATTATATAGGAGTAGGAATCAGAACGAAAACAAAAAATGTTATTTATGACAGCGGATTATAAGGGGTGATATGTTAATGGCTGAATTTAATACGGCTATGATTACAAGCGAGGGGAAAAAACTTCTCGCTGATACATTGGCGGGAAACTCAAAATTAAAGTTTTATTGCATAGCGATAGGAAACGGGGATTATACGGACGAGGAAGATTTAAAATTATGTACAGACTTAAAATCAAAACGGCAGGAAGTATTTTTAAACTCAATTTCAAAGATATCCGATAATTGCGTTAAAATAAAAGCGTTAATATCAAATGAAAATTTAACGGAAGGATATTATATGACAGAAATGGGACTATACGCTATTGATGAGTTAAATCAAAGTGGAAGACCTGTTTTATATTCTATTGTTACAGCAAAAAAAGCGGATTATTTCCCGGAATATGACGGTAAAACACCTATAATTGTTTTACAGGAATATTACGCTACGGTGAGCGAAACGGCAGATGTTGATATTTATATTAATGACGATACATATACTTTGTTAGAAGATTATGAGGAATTAAAAAGTTTTGTCAATAATACTGTTTATGAAGAGGCAAAGAACAAAGACGGTGGAAACGCCGATACGGTGGACGGAAAGCACGCCTCCGATTTCGCGGCATACGGCATTATGGAAACAGGCGGAGATTTTAATAATATGACTGCTCCGGGTATTTATGCAATGAGAAACCCAACCGCAAACAAACCGCCAA